CGGGGTGGCGGCCGCGGCGACCGTGGTGTGGTGCGTCGGGTTGTCCGTGTGCACGGCGTGCAGGATCGAGCGGTACGGGCGCAGGATGTTGGTCTCGCCCGGCGTGGGCTCACCGCTGGTGCCGATGCTGGCGTTGTCGTAGTACAACGCCGCGTTGTCGGTGCCCCGGTCGCGGAACTGCTGGATCATGTCGAAGTCGTAGTTACCGCCCTCGACGAGGTCCTCCTCTGCGATCTGGATCATGCCCTCGACCTTGCGGGCGCGCAGCTCGATCTCGTCGATCGTCTGGTTCTGCAGGTCGATCTGCTCGAGCCGACCGTAGGCCCGCACCGAGAAGTCGGTGTAGAGCGGCTGCTTCTCCAGCCGGGTCTTCATCGTGTCCAGGCGTCCGCCGGGGCCAGTGGTGATGCCCAGGATCGCCGACTGGATCTTGAGTCGGGTGACCACCTTGCCCGACCAGGGCTGCGGGGTCCAGGTGCCGTATGCGAACGCCACGGTGGCGCTCCTCTCTCCGTGAGTTATCGATCTCGCCTTGCCCTCACGGGCGCCTGGTCCACCCGCGCTAGGTGATACCTGGTGCCGAGGGTAACACCGCACCAGCACCAGGTATCACACTTCACGCTGACTTCAGTGTTGACTGAAGTGTCTGAGCTACTCGAACAGTGTGGCGATCTTGCCCGCCGGGTTCTTCTTGCTACCCCCGGCGCCCGAGCGGGGACCCGACGCGCCACCCGCAGTGGGCTTCGCGCGACGCTTGGTGAACAGCCCCGGCATCGCCTGCTTGAGCTCCGCGACCGCCAGCTCCACGTCGTCGGCGTCCTCGGCCCCCTCCAGGTCCAGCAGCCGGATCGCCCGGTCCAGGGCCTTGCGCTGCAGGGTCTTGTTCTCCGCGTCCAGCGTCAGCCCCGCGTCCCGCAGCGCGGAGCGCGCCTCGGTCTGGATCCGCGCCGTGGTCGCCTCGGCGGCCATCTCCGCGCGGAGCTCCGCCTTCACCGCGTCGAGATCCACCTCGCCCCCGGCCGGGGCGGGGCGCTTGGGTGGCGCGGGCTTCGGACCCGGGGTCGCGGGCACGAACTTGCCCGTGGCCTTCTTCCGCCACTTCACCGCGTTGTCGTTGGCCTTCTTGATCTGCGCGGCCACGGCGGCGCGCTGCGCGTCGGTGAGCCCGGCCAGCGGGTCGTCCTCATCCACCTCGTCGTCGGCGTCAGCGTCAACCTCGTCGGACATCGGGATCTCGTCGTCCGGGTCCACCTCGGTGGCCTCGTCGATCTGGTCCTCGGCGTCCTCGTCCAGCGGGTTGATCGTCTTGGTCATCGTGCTCTACCTCCCGGTACCGGCCCTAGGGGCTCGTCGTGCGTCTCTTGCGCGCAGGACCCTCGTCCTTGCGCCGTCTACGGACCGCGCGTTCGGAACGCTCGATCACGGTCTTGGGCAGCGCGGTGCCCGCGGCGAGCAGCCGCGCGGCGGCCTCGGTGCGGGACCGGTCGCTCTCGCTGGGCAGCGACTCGAACCGCAGCACCGCGCGCTCGGCCTCCCGCTTGAGCGGCCGCGCCACCGAGCGCGCGTCGTCGGGGTGCACCACCTGGCGCTTGCACCGGCACCACGGGTGAACGGGGATGGTGATCGGACCGAGGCGCGCGTCGGCGGTGAAGTTGCGCACCGGCTCGAACTCCTCGCGCCCGCCGTGGGCGACGGCACCGGCGTAGCTGGTGCACCACAGGCACGCGTCACGCTCGGGCACGAAGATCGAGTCCCAGCCCAGCGCCTCGGCCTGGTCGGCCAGGCCCTGGTCCTGGGCCGCCGACAGCTGCGTGGTGGCCTCCCGTTTGAGCAGCGACTCGGCGCGAGCACGCACCACCTGGTGCTCCACCTCGCCGTGCTCCACCAGCGTCACGAGCTTCTCGGTCTGCTCGGACCACCAACGCTCGAGCTCCTCGAGGTCCTCGTAGATCTCGTCGTCCGGTGGGTCGCCGCCCGCTTCCCGCACGCCCTCGCGGTAGGCCTCGTCGCGGTAGGGCTGGACGAGCTCGGGCACCTGCCGCAGCGCGTCGCGCAGCCCCGCGACGAACTCCTCGCGGGGCTGGGCTTCGACGTCCCCGGCCGGGAGCAGATCGACTAGGAGGGCTACCAGCTCCGCGATGAGGTCGTCGACGCTGTCGGCCATCAGGCACCGACCTGCTCGGGGGTGCGCTCGGTGCGCAGCACGGCTGCGGCCATCGCCGCGATCTCGTCGACCTTGCCCACGCCCAACGCCGCGGCGCTGCCGAAGTCCTTCATCGCCGCGGCGACGTCACGCAGCCGCTTGGCCAACGCGTCCAGCTCCATCGACGACAGGTCCCAGGTGAGGACCTCCTCACGGTCGTAGCCCGCCTCCACCCACGCCTCCACCGGCGGCATGCCTGCCGCAACAGCCGCGGTCACCTGGGCGTAGACCTCGAGCCGAGTGCGCTCCTGGACGGGCTTCCACTCCAGCACCACGGTGACGTCGTCCAGGCCGAGGATGCGGTTGGCCGCGAACTCGAGTGCCTTGACGCAGGTGACGTTCAGGTCCTCGAGCCGGGTCTGGCACTTCGAGACGAACGGGTCGCTGTTCTGCTTGCGGGCCTCACCGCTGGCGTTGGCGGACACGGAGAAGAACTCCACCGGCGTGGTGCTGATCGAGCTGGCCAGCATCATGATCTTGTCGATGGGGTCCAGCAGGTTGTCCACTGACGACGGCTCGAGCTGCCCGACCTTGTCGGTGCCGTAGAGGTTGGCCATGGCCCCGGCGTCGGCCTGGATGCGCTCGTCGGCCTCGCCACCCTCCTCGTCCTCGTCGAACGCCTCGGTGCCCGCGCGCAGGGCCGCGCCCTCGAGCAGCGTGCGCCAGCGGAACGGCAGGCCGTAGCCGTCCATCGCCGCGGCGAGCGTGCTGATGTCCTTGATCATGAGGTTCTGCAGGCCGTAGAGCGACTCGTGCTCGGGCACGCCGTAGGGGCGCCGGGTCCGGCCGTGGAAGACCGGCAGCCCGCCGTAGCCGTGCACGACCTCACCGGGACCGACGATCACCAGACCCTCGGGGGTGTCTGCCGTGAGGATCGTGTCCGGGTCCTCGAACACCATGTCCTCGTCAGTGAAGGGCTTGAACCCGTCGTCGGAGGTGGGCAGCTCCTTACCCGGCATGGTGGCGATGAGCTTGCGCTTGCGCTCGTGGTCGATGACGTCGACGCGTCGGTACCAGCTGTCCTGCTCGGCGGTGGAGCGTTCGCCGCGAACCATCCAGGTGCGGACCCACCGCCGCGGGGTGCGCTCGGTCTCGACGTCGTAGAAGATTCGGCAACCGATGGGGTCGTAGGCGATCACGTCCACACCTTGGCTGTCCTCGGCGCTGACGTCGTCCCAATCCAACAGGTAAGCGTCCCCGTATTGGATGACGAAGTTTATCCAGTCGCTGACCACCTGAAGCAATTCGTTGTGCTTGACAACGTGTTCCTTGAACAGCTTGTCCGATACCGGGTCCTCTTTGCCGTCGCGCTGCACGGAGAATCCTTGCACGTGCAACTTGAACAGCACGGCTTCCCCGGCGCGCTTGGCGATGTTCACCATGTACTTGGTTGCGTGGGATCCGAGTTTCTGGGCGGCGAACTTCGAGGAGAACAACTCCTTGATTCGCTTGCCCTCCCAGTAGTTCTTGGCGATCTGATATTCAGCGTCCGCTTTCTCGATCTCCCGGAGATCATCCACCAGCGTCACGTGACACCCCTATTCCTCAGTAGCCCTGCACGGTGGATCGACGCTGGCGCGGATCCAGCTTCGGCAGGAAGTGTCGCACCGCGCTGCCGATGGCGTCGACGATGTCGTCGTGCCCGCCGGGGAACTGCACGAGCTGGGCCTCGGCCTGGGGCAGCTTCTCCTCGTGCTCCACGCGGCCGCGTTGGTAGTCGGCCAGCAGCGCCGCAGCGCGGACCTCCTTGGGTTCACTCTGGTGCACGGTGAGAATCTTGACGGGCATGTCGTGCAGGATCGCGCGCCACGTGTCGCCACCCTGGTTGGTCTCCACGAGAATGCCGCCGATCTCGGGGAACACCTCGAGCAACCGGGTCACCTCAGCGCGTAAGGCCTTGCCCGGGGGCAGCTTCACCTGGCGGGCGTAGCGCACCCGGCACTTCTGCAGCTTCTTGTTGCCAGCCACCACGGCCATGCCGGTGAAGTCGCTGGTGATCTTGTCGGTCACCGCGGGGTCCAGGCTGAGGATGGTCAAAGCCGCGGGGAACGTGGTGCCGTAGCGGAAGTCGTCCTCCGACCAATAGGCGCCGTCGGCTGCCATCGGGTCGTTGGCGTAGTTGAGTCGATAGGACCGAGTGTGTCGAATCGACAGCAAGAATTCGAGGGACCATTTCTCCGGCCACAAGGACCGTTCCTCGCCGGTGTCGGGATCGGCGACGATGGCGTCGTAATGGTGCACCTGGAACTTGGAGTCGGTGACCCATTCCTCCACCGGCTCATTCGGGTAAGTGAGGGTGCGCACCAGGTCGTGCGTGATCGATCCGGGCATGGTAACGGTGCCGGACAATTCGACACGGGCGTGCACGGCCAGCGGCAGGATCGAGTTGGTGAGCGTCGCGAGTCGCTTGACCTTCTGGTCCGGGGAATAGACCGCGCCGTCGGGTTCGATGTCATCGAGAAGGATCATGTCCGGTCGCCGCTGCCCGACTTTCATGCCCAGGGTGTTGGACTCGATGCCGCGCGCGGCGAAGATGAATCCGTTGCGGCGGATGGTGATGGACTGGGTGTCCTTGTCGACCAGGCCCCCGTGCCTGCGGCTGGTCTGGCACAGCATCGGGAAGTCCTGGATGAGCAGCGGGTTGGACTCGAGCTCCTTCTTGAACGTGGCCAGGTGCATCTCCGCCTGCGCGGCGCTCGAGGCGAACGCGGCGACGAAGTGCAGGTGCTCGTGCGCCGCGGCCCAGCACGGCAGGATCAGGAACTTCCAGGTGCTCTTGCCCGACTCGCGCGGGGCGATGTCGGCGTGCCGCTCGGTCATCGGCTGCTCGGGCTTGCCCGCGGCCCAGCGCTGGGCGCGGCGTGCCAGCTCCACGTGGAAGGCGCTGAACGTGATGGGCTGCGACTCCCCGTCGCGCAGGTGGTGCGGGAAGTAGAGCGCGGCGAACAGCAGCGGGTCCCACTTGGTGGCCTTGGCCAGCGCCGCGGACAGCTGCTCACGCGGCAGGGCCCAGACCGCGTCGGGGACCTCGGCCAGGATGGTCTCGAGCGTCACGTGATCGGTCACGGGCGCACCGGCGTGAAGGGTCGGGTCCACCACGGCCAGGTGTGCTTGTCGATGTGCAGCACCCGCGGGCAGCTCCGCACCACACAGGGCCGACGTCGCCGCTTCACCGCGTCACCCATCGACCGACCAGGACGCCGGCCACCACGCCGACGAGCCACACCCACCACGGCACCACGACGATCGCGTACTCGGTCACGGCTGCCTGCTCTCGTGCCGAGGACCGGCCAACGGCAGGGGCACCAGGGCGTGGGAGTACAGCGCCGCGGCCCGGGCGCCCAGCTCATCCCAGAACGCCCGCGCCACCCCGTCCCAGCCGTCGAACACCAGCTCGTCGTACTCGGCCCGGCTGATGAGGATCGGCGGCCCGACGCGGCGCACGACCGATGGCTTGTCCTCGGTCACCGTGCTGCCCTCCTCAGTCGTCCTCGTCTTGCGAACTGGAACCGATGCCCGACGTACCGCACTCGGTGCACGGGCCCTCGGACTCGGTCCACCCCTTGCCGCCGCACTCGGAGCAGTCGGGTGGCTGCGATCGTGGGTGCCGCTTGCCCTGCCGGTTGGGTGGCGGCGGAGGCGGGTCACCCTTGCGAAAGAACGCCACCCTCGTCCTCCACTGCGGGCCGGTTCTCGTTCGGGAACGTGGCGCGCAGGTCGTCCAGCTTCACGCCGACCATGCTGTAGCCCCGTCCCTCGAAGCTGTACGGCTTGCCCTCCGCTCGGCTCTGGCCGTCCACCTGCCCCCAGCGGTACGCCCCGTCGATCACCTCGCGAAGCGTCTGGATCTTGACGACCTCACCGACCCCCGCCAGCAGATCGGGCACGGTCGTCCGGACCAGGATCTCCACTCGCGGTTCAGCCACCGGTCACCTTCCGTTTCTTGTCGGCCAGCCACGTGTCGACGAACGCCGGCAACTGGGTGATGCTGATTTCCTGGCGCTCGGGTGGGTCGATGCCGAGCATCTTGGACTTGCGGTCCAGCAGCGTCGCCAGGGTGTTGGCCGCGGCGAGTCGGGGGCCGGGGTCGGTGAGCGTGATCTCGGCGCCGGGGTTGAGCGGGTCGGGCACCACCACCAGATCCCCGTGCTGGATCTTGTAACTGGGTGTGAGCATCACCGCGATGGCGGCTTCGATCGCCCGGTCCAGCTGGCCGAGCATCATCTCGCGTACCGCGCGTGCCGGCTGGTCGACGATCTTCATCGTGTGCCGGGTGATGGCCTCGCGCACCGAGGCGCCGTCGCGGTAGCCCAGCTCCTTGGCGATGGCTGCGTTGGACCAGCCGTCGACGCCGAGCTCCATGGCGCGCCGGTCGCGCATCACGGAGTCCTCGGACTGGACGCTGCCCTGTCCCGGCCGGACCTTGCCCCGGGTGACGCTGGGTTTCCTGGGCCTACGTGAGGGCTTGAGGAGCGGATCAGGGGCTTCCGGGGTGTAGTCCTCGGGCAACTGCTCGGCCATGGGTCACCGTCCCGAGCCGTCGGGTCGTGGATAGAACCGGATGGCCCAGGGCTCGTTGTCCTCACCCACGGCGGGAAGTTCGGCCTCGGCCAGCATGCCGTTGCGCTTGGCCCACATCCGAGCCGACTGCAGCGCCTTGCGAGGGGTCTGGTCGTGGTCCTCGCCTCGGCGCAGACGCCACCAGCGGCCGTTGGCGAACTGGCTCCAGTCCAGCAACGAGCCTCGGCGTTCGGTCGGCTGATGCACCTCGCACAGGCACGTAGCCACTGGTCACCGCCTCCACCACCCGCTGTTGCCGAACCTGACGCCAATCACACTATCACTGCACGACCGGTCTCCTCGGCGTGTGCGTCCACCTGATCATCGTGCCATGGGCCACAAGACCTCGAGCCCCTCCTCGGCGGGCACCCGAAGACACGAGAGTTCCTCAGTTGTGAGTTGTGAGTTGTGAGATCCCTTGGGTCCGTGGAGAAGAGAAATCACAACTCAGTAGTGACTCTACGTATACGATTCCAGTTACTATATAACTAAGAGTAATAATAATGCTATTTTGGATCACATTTATGCGTAACTCCCGACAGTCACCCGGTCTCACCCCCTGTCACAACTCACATCTCACAACTCGACCCGTCTCACACCTCGCCGAGGATCCGTCTCACAACTCGCATCAGGGTGCGCAGATGCCTGAGCGTGCTACGGTCGCGCCATGACACAACCCACACCCGCCGAGGACATCGAGACCGATCTCCAGCCCCGCACCGTCCGCTTTCCCGATCCGCTGTGGCGGGAGATCGCCGTCGCCGCGGCCAAGTCCGGATCCGACCGCGCGGCCTGGATCCGCAACGCCTGCCGCTCCCGCCTGGAGCGCGACGAGGAGAACGACCGACGACGTCAGGTCGGGGAAGCGGCGATCCAAGGCATTTACCTGGGCGCGGGCAGGTCCTACTTCCCGGACACCCCGTGAGCGTCTACACCGGGCACCCGGTCACCCCGGCCTGGGACGGCACCCAGCGCTGGCCGGACGGCACCCTGGCCACCGTCGGCCGCGACCACGTCCGCGACGCCGTCACGCAGCTGCTCACCCGGGCGCCGGGGTTCGTCTCCTGCGACATCGAGTCGGTGGGCAAGGACGGCGCGGCCCGCTATCTGGTCAAGGTCGTCACCTTCGCCACGCCCACCCACGTCGTGGCGCTGGACCCGCGCGAGGCCTACCAGCGCGCCCTGATCACCCTGGTGTTCGACCTGACCCCGGCCGTGGTGTTCCACAACAGCGCGTTCGACGTGCCCAACCTCGGCGTGCTGGGCATCCTGAAGCTCGAGCACGTGGCCAAGACCTGGTGCACGATGATCTGGGCCCGGCTGGCGGAGCCCAACCCACTGCGACGCAAGACCCTCGGCGACTGCGCCCACCGCTACCTGGGCCTGCCGCTGGGCAAGGGCAAGAACCTGGCCGCGAAGAGCCTGGGAATGACGCTCGAGCGGTTCTACGCCGAGGTGGACATCGACGCGCCGGGGTACCTCACCGAGGCCATGCGCGACGCGGTCACCACCGCGCGGCTGCGCGACCCGGTGCGCCAGGCGGCGTGGAAGCGACTCACCGTGCACGGGTTCGCCGGTCACGGTGGACTCGACGACGCCGAGGAGGCGCTGCGGCTGCTGGACCGGGAGCAGGTGATCAACCGGGTGTTCCTGCGCCGCACGATCCGCGGCCTGCGCGGGGACCCCGACTTCCTGGACGCCTACCGGATCACCCACGACCGCGAGATCGACGAGGCGGAGAAGACCCTGACCGCCGCAGGCATCCGGCCGGGTAACGGCAACGACCTGATCGCGAAGTTGCTCGAGCAGGACGCGTTGCCGGCGACGCACCCCAAGACCAAGGGCGGCAAGTCGGGGCTCAACAAGAAGCCCAGCGCCGCGGCGGAGCACCTGGAGAAGCTCGATCATCCGCTGGCCCGGGAGCACGTGCGTTACGCGAAGCTGACCCACATCCGCGACGACTACCTGGAGAAGGCGGGCCGAGCGATGAGCAGCGTCCCGGTCACGGTGAACACGCTGCTGCCGTGGGCGGCGATGGACGACCGGCTACACCCCGCCGTGGGGATCCTCGCGGCCAGTGCCACGGGCCGCTCCAGCTACTCCGGTGACTTCCCCGTCCACCAGATCCCGGAACCCGCCCGCGGCGTGGTGATGGCCGACGAG